AGTTTGAGTTGAAATTTAGTACTCGTCTTCTTGGATTCACTCGTAATCTCAATATCCATAAACTCCTTGGAATTAATCTCAAGTTTGATGACATCATTATTCGTAATCGTTTTCATGAGTTTGAAGGTGTTGGAAATGTTGATACCAGCGATTATCTCCTCTTGATCACATTGATATTCCTCAAAGTTATCAGCAGCTAGGAACAGGTCAATGAGGGATGTTCTCGCCGTATCTAGGGTAACTATATACATACCCTGTGGGCGAAAGTAGATATTTACGTCATTGAGAATATCCTTTAAAACTTCAAATGTAGACTTAAAGGCCGAGGCCTGTATAGAAACTAATTTCATGACTATTCAAAAGACGCGTTACATCTTTAAATCTGTATAGACTTCTCCTTTATTCACATCTCTACCAATTTTATCCTCTAGTTCCTTTGTCATAGCTGGCTGAAGAGACTGACCGTAGTTGTCTAGATAGAACATGTTCGGATCTCTATCATTTCCATCTATTGTTGACATTGAGCATACACCGCCACCAAATCCAGCGTGTTCAATATCCTTTTTGGGTAGAAGGGAGTCAAGCCAGTTTTTTATTTCACCACCAACTAGAATCTTCCCATTTTTAGTAAGCATAGTCGGCACGCGGTTTATTTTAGTCTTATACTGGGGAGGTATACCCTGCGTGTTCACGTTGTGGTAATGTATCAATTGTTTCAATTGCTGATTACCATTGATATACTGGACGATATCCATAGAGTGTTTACACCTTGGGCTATATATCAACAGAGACATCTACTAGTATATGGGGTATTTTGTAAAAAAAAATTAACGCATTATAGTAAAGATGGATTCATTCAAGATTGTCATCGGTGTTTTACTTATGTTACTCATCCTGACTATGATCAGGCGTGAAAATTTCACAGATACCTTTGGATTCTCAGGGTACAAGAAGCCTGTTGATTATGTGAAGCTTAACGACCCCAGACCAGATCTCTCTGGTTACTCTCAGATTGAAGGTAAAGTTGACCACGACACCATGGAGAAATTGGTTCTTCAAACGAATAAGGAGATCAACAAACGCCTTGGATTCTCCACTTACATCATCGAAACTCAGTCCGTTAAGGTATATGAGGGTACGACTGGTCAAGTATATGAAGCTACTTTCATGGTGGTCCGCAACGACGGCTTTTCCTTCGGTTTCGCCGTCATCTCAACCTTTAGCGTCAGCAACGGAAAACTTAAGTTAATTTCTCTTCGTTCTCAACCCCTCAGTGACCAGGCACCCGACAAGGTAAAGGTGTACACCAAGGGTTCTATGGGTAAAGAGTTTATTGATTACAAACTCGTTAAGGAAAGTGCAGTCCCTAATGTTGGTGAGTTAGATTTGATAAAAAATAAATTGAGCTAATTGTAATGATCAACATCAATGACATAATACAAATTGATGATAAGAGAAAGAGAATACGCAAAGAGATCTATACTAAAATTTACGAACAATTTTCATCAAAGATTAAACAGTGTGTAGAACTTGGTCATAAACAGATATTCTTGACTGTTCCAGTAATTTTGATAGGATACCCAGTTTTTGATAGAGGGGCTGCCGCTCGTTATGTTGTTAGACAATTTCAACTTGGTGGCTTCACTGTACAACTTATAAGTGAATATGATATTTATGTCTCTTGGATAGTTCCTAAAAAAAAGAAGGAGCGTGAAGAAGATGATGAAGAGGTTGCCTTCCCAGATCTCATGAATCTTAAGAAGATGGCCAACAAGTACAGGAGAAGTGCGTAGTAAATTTTGATTTTTAAACCCACTTAATCATAAATGGACAATTTGAATGTGCTCGTCGAGGCAAAGAAGGAATATCTCGGGCAAATGTGCATTATTATGTGTCCACCTATGATTGACGTTTTCAATGATATGTATGCGGAGGCTCATACTCTCTCCAAGGGGAAGAAGCATCTCATGATGTTTCAGAAGTTACTCCAAGAAGTTCCAAATTGGTCTAACGCTATGTCTAAACAACATTCTGATAACATAGCAAACCGATGCGCGTGGTTCAGTGATCTTTTAGCGGCTGTTTTTGTTGCTTGTACAAAGATCCTATCCGCAGTCCGCCTTAAGGCTGACAACAAGAAGATATCTCTGAAGCTACCCACAAATGAGGTTTTTATTCAAACCTGCTATAATAACATCGCCAAGGATCTTTACCGTGATCCCTACGTTTTCCACGAGGATCAGAGCATCTACCACCGTGATGAGAAGTTAACTACTCGTTTCTGTACAGCTATTGAAAACTCGGTGAAGGAGTTAATCCCAGTTCAACAGATTTTACAGACGTACATGTCCCAAGAGTCTAGAGATATAGATTTAGATGGGGACGTTCAAGATACAGAGGATCCCGATGTATTTGATGGAGAGGGAGAACCCGAACCAGAAGGTGGTATGGAACCTTCGCCAGAGGAACTCCAGGAAATGCAGCCAATGGGGAATCCTGAAATGGAGGAGCCAGGTGAGTTTGATAATGAATTCAAGACTGTACCAGGTGTTCAATCACCCGACCCAATGGAAGAACCACAAGAGGGACAGCCACAGCCACAGCCACAACCTCAGCAGGAAGATGATGTATTATTTGGAGACGCACCAGACTACCGTACAAAAAAAGTTGGTTATAATTAAATGGAACTCTCCGACTATTTACGTGACCCAGTATATGCTGGCCTAATTGCCGGTGCTACGACAGCGGGTTATATTCACCTGAAAGCGTATTTGAATAATGAAGGTAAATTAGAAATGAATCAATACACCAAACCAGCCGTACTCGTAGCAATTCTCGTATACGTAATTGTAGTGAATGGCCTTGGTCAAAAAGAGGTTATTTCTAACGACCCTTTCTAACTTAAAGATTACACCGTACTATTAAGAAAATGGCGTCCGTCACTGCGTTTAATGACATGATGGGGCAATTTCTTGTGGAATTGCACAAGACTTTTCCAGATGAAAAAGGCATTAAGAAGATGTTAACCTCATTCGATCTTATTAAGAGTACAAGTCCTCGTCTCCTAGTTAATGGGTTCATGGATAGTGTTAAACCTCACGCAGACAGTGTTTCTGCCAAGAACGAGGACTTCATCCTCGTTCATTCCAAGGATATTGACTTTTTGAATGAACTGGATATCATTAAACTATGGAAGCGTATGGGTGATGGTACCAAGGATGCCGTTTGGCAGTATCTCCAAACTTTGTACATTCTAGGAACCACCATCCAATCTGTACCCGAGGATACTCTCACCGCCATTGAGGCTATGGCCAAGGATGTGGCTGATAAGATGGCTTCAGGTGACGGTGGTGACATTAACCAGGATGCACTTATGAAAATGATGGGTTCGATGTCTGGTATGATGTCCGGTATGGGAGATATGGATTTGGGTACTCCTAAAAAGAATGGTACTCGCCGTCTCCCCAAAAAATAAACCTCATCTATATTAAAATGAAAGTTTGGTTCGAAGATCCTCAACAACTTGTCAGTAATAAAAAAATTCTAGAGTTCTGGCCTAACAGCAAACAAACACCAGAGGATAGGATCAATTCGGCTTCACGTTTTATTATTTACACCATGTGTGTTTTATTCGTGATTCGTCGGGATCCTCGTATATTCGTTCTAGGCGCAACGATGTTATCTATCATTTACGTGATGTACAAGGCGAAACTTGTCAAGGAGCCATACGGTTCCACTGACAAGGCGAATGTATGTCAGAAGCCCACTAAGGAAAACCCCCTTGGTAACGTGCTCATGACAGATTACACAGATGCCCCAAATCGTCTGGAAGCCTGCTATTATGCTACAGCCCAACCCCTAATTAAAAAATTCAGTGGTGACCAGGTTTCGTTTGATTCTGGACGTTCTCGTTCCACTTTACCCATGTACAAGCGTAACGCTTTTGAGCGTCAGTTTGTTACTGCGCCCGTGTCAAAAATTCCAGGCGATCAAACCAAATTTGCTGAGTGGTTGTATGGTCCCAAGAATGCCCCCATGTGTAAAAGTGATTCAAAGTTTTGCAACCCTGATGCGAGGGGTGTCCAATTAGAAGCCTTCGCTGGAATTGGCTCTGACGGGGATGTGAGAGGTCTCAGAGGTGGTGGTCGTGTGCGAGGTGGTGGCGGAACCTATAGTTAGATTAATATTCTCATGTAATAATAAATGGCGTATCAACTCCAACCTGGTCTCTCAATTGTTGAAAACACCGGTGCCCTACCGGGTGTAAAAGCGACTGATGAAGTTTTCGTTTACCCTCAGCCCAGTCACTTAAACAGTGGATCCCGCCCCAACACTATGTTGTATGGTACCGCACCTTATATGGCAGGTAAGGGTGCTCCAGCGAAATTCATCGATACAAGTGACGAACTTAGACCTCAATCCACATCCCGTTTCAACAAGCACATCATTCAGACATACGAGCGCAATCTCTTTCCTCTCTCCAACATGGAATGCAAGGTTCCTCTTCGCACCATCAAATATGAACCCGCCAGCACCCGCGCTGATCTTCAAAATGGTCTTTTCCAGAAAAGATACGTTAATAAAAATGTCAGTAAGAAATAAGAATGGCTGATCCTATTTCGGTTTTAGCCGTAGCTGGTCTCGTTTATGCTGGAAGGACTTTAAGTAAGTCCAAGACTGAAAACTATAGTCCAGAGGCAAATATCACATTAGCAAATGATAGTGGGGCTGGTCCCGCTCTTCCTCCTACATTCAAAGAGAATGATTTTGTTTCCCGAGTAGAAGTCCCATCCAAGAAGGAGATGGCAAGTTTCGCGGATATTGGTCGTCAGCAACGAAGTGGTGGACAAGAATTACTTGACATGCGTGGTCGTATGTTCGATCAGGGGCGTATGAATAACCTTTCCCCAGTAGAGAAGCAACTGGTTGGTCCCGGTCTAGGTGTTGACGCCAATGTCCCAGCTGTTGGTGGGTATCAGCAAATGTTTAGGGTTAACCCCATCAACGTTGGTGAGTACCGTCTTACAACTTTACCAGGACGTTCTGGTCCAGCTGCCGACATTACTGGTGGTCGTTCCGCGAAGGTTGGTCAACTTACTCATAACAAACCCGAGACAACCTCCTACTTACCCTCTAGGTTACCTACCATGGCTGGTCGTGCTCAGGGTATGACTGGTGTCGTTCCCCGTAACGAGCATGAGAGAACTAAGAGAACCACCAACCGTTCCGAAACTGGTATGCGCAATGATGGCTTAGGTTACAATGGTGCTAAGCGTATGGTTTCGGCTCAGACGCTCGCCCAGGACCCCACGAGGTTCAAGGCTGATCGCAACGACGAACAATACATGTACAATAACCAACCATCCCCAGGTATTCACAGTTTCCACGGCGCTTACGCGACTGGTGCTGCGAGCCGAGTCAGTGCTAAGACCAATGAGGAACTCGCCAAGTATGGTTTCCGCCCAGAAGATCGTAGAGGTAAGCCTAACCGGATGGGCAACGCTGGTCGTATGAATGTTCGTGAGAGCGCCCTCAAGCAGGGTGGTAAACTTACTGCGGTTCGTAGTGACACCTCGCGCATTGATGGACGTATGAATGCAGCCGATGGTGGATGGACCCAACAGTACCAGAGCAAGACGTTCCATCAGTTCAACCCTTACAAGGGCAACGAAAATCCCAACTCCAAGAATCTTGGTCTCGCCGCCAAGCAGTTACAAAACAACCCTCTTTCGCATGCCCTCTATCGTTAGATATTTGTATCAAACTGTTGAAAACACTCATTAAAATATTGTGCCTATATTTTAATGAAGGTCCATACCCTAAGCATAGATAGTAGTCAGCGTGATTCGAGTGTATACCCAAACTCTAATAACTACGTCATTGCGTTAGAAAATCCCATATATCACGTTGAGGAGATTCGACTTATATCTGCACGTATCCCTACACCCCAGTCACCTTCACCAAATTCGTTAATTTTGAGACTGTCTTCGGGTTCAGATGAACTCAATCAATCTGTGTATGTGGGGACTCCACATTACACTGGTCATATACTTCTCGATGGTACAACCAGTATAACATTTAACGGTTCTGATGACCCCCTCGTACACCGATTTCACTCAGGACCACAGAAGGTTATCAAAGATATTGGAATTGAATTTTTATACATGAATAACGGCGTTCTCACGACGTATGAAGTTGGAAGCACTGATCACGTCTTAAAATTTGAGATTAAGTGTTCCACAGACAAGCTTGAGGGTCTAACTAAAGTTCCATTAGACAAGTTTGTGAAAAAGGAAAAGGCGAAGAAAAATGAGAAAGTAAAGAATCTGGGAAGCGAGATTCTGTACAACCAGGAAGTTTATATTTACATAGGCATTATTGCCTTCTTCGGTATTGTATTGATGTTTCTTATGAAAGGGGGATCTAAAGCCCCCCCGCCACCAATTCCACCACCCACTTAACGGGTAATGGCGTAGACTGGCTGAGCAGGCTTAGAGACGCGAGTAGACACGGTGGAGATCATCATGTAGACCGCGATAGAGAGGAGGGTAGTAAGCACCGCGGTGAGCGCGTACTGGGTACCACCATTCTTGGGCACCTTAATGACCTGGTTAATGATGAAACGGACGACATCCATCCAGGACATCGCCGCCGCGAAAGAGAAACCAGCAACAATCGCGTTGAGAGACTGGGTCTCCAGCTCCTGGGTAACAAGGGTGACAGTTTGCATAGCCGCCTTCATCGTGAGTAGTATACTATAGGTTAGGAAAATTATTTATTCTGGTAACAATTCTTCCTTTTCAATTTTTTTATACTTGGTTTTTTTAATGTTTTTTGAATTCGCAAAGAGTTGATCGTCCCCTGATATATCTCCGCTAGAGCTGCTATCTGAGTAATCATCACTATAAACATGAAGTTTTACTCCAGAATCATCGAAATTCCAACCTTCAGGCTCCCATTGGCTCATTACTATTAATAGCATTTTTTAACATCTGTTCTGTCGGGTTTTGTGGCACCCACGAATCCCAACGATCGTATGCCTCGTTAATTTGTATAAATTGTGGATCTACACCTGAGTATCTTTGAAATGTAGGACACTCATTCGCATCTACAACCTCCATCTCATCTTCTGATTCATCAGAGTCTTCACATACATCTTCGTAAAGCTCTGGGAACATAGTTCCAACTGTCTCACCAACTGCGTTCATCGCACAGTATTTCATCGCATATTCCATGTCTTCTGAGAGTAACGTATCTCTCCCACAAGCCTTGCAATATTCGGCTGCGAGTAAGGTACCCTTTTCAAAAACAGGAAGAAGAATGTTAGTCATCGTTTCAATGTACTGTTCAGCCATTCGGTCACCAGCATCACCAAAACCACTTTGCATATTCATCTTTAGTATTTAAGAGTAAAAAGAGATTGCGCAATTCCCTCACCAACACGAAGAATATTGTGACTGAGTGCGTAGATCCGAATTTGCCTGGCAAAATCTGGACACGATGTTAGACTTAGGTGTAGTATTTGCTCTTTTACGTTACTCATATTTACCTGTCCAGTTGGGTAGGCTTCCTCTGGTTGTAAAGCAAAGCTGTAGGAATAGAATCTCCTAATAAGTTGTGTCTTGGAGTGATGTATCGCCGCCTGGACAGCTTTTAACATAAGGACATTACCAGTTTCCTCTGTAATAATGTCCTGATCATCAAACTTTAGAGTGAGATAATTGAGGTTCTCGTAAAGAATACGCTTGTTGTCAGCCGTAAGAGCTGTATTATCGTAATCAAATGGTGTCACAAAGTTACCATGTGATACAGCATTACCCCTAGTACCTTGTCTTTGAATCACAACGTAGAGTTCCTTGACTGGATTCCTAAAGTCAAGATTGAACGTTCCCTCGTTAATACCTACACCCATATCAAAAACATTCTGTTGTATTTGGGTTATGATGTAATCCTTCTTCATCTTCTGCATCTTGGATCTTTCACTTTTATCCAAAAACACAACTTCCGTAGAGAGTTTAAAGTCCTTAATGTGTATAGCTGGGGGTGACGTAACACGACTACCATCAATATCAACCACGAGTTCTTCTGGTTTTCTAAGTGTAATTTCAACCTCAACTTCTTGCTTGTTTATGGCACATAGGGGTATAGCAAGCTCTGGGTGTTTGTAAAAGTAGAAGGGTAGATCAACGAAGAAGTTTTCATCTGAACTAGCACCAAGCGTACCTGTTATGATGATACCTTTGTTAGGTATGAGGACACCATTAACGACCTTAGCTGGATCTACTTCACCCACTAATTTATCACTCGTTCTAAGTGAATACTTTCCAATAAGTTGTTCCAACGCCTTTTGCTTCGTTTGTGTAACGTTATGCTCTGAATATATTTGGAGATAATCACTATGAAGTCTTTGAACTATGGTACCACCTATAATGAGATCTACATGATCAATTATGGCATGACCAACCGATTCTACGTATACAGGACTACCTGGAATTTCTGGTAGAGTCATTTTCACACTCAAAGTTTTTAATAAATCACCTTGATTTTGGGGAATCTTGAACTTAATCTTTTTCCCAAAATCGGCTTCATTTTCTGGATCTAAATCATCGTACTGTGTAGAAAAATTTGCATGCTTTTTAAAAGCTTCTACAAAATGGCTGTAGTCTGGATTCCTCGTGAAATACCTGTCTTGGGATCCAGACGTTAGCATCTGTATTCTACCAGCCATTACTACTATATCCACCTAAAATTTTAAACCAGCTAATCCACTTTCAAATCGGAGGATATTGTAGTTTATGGCGTACACCCGTGTGTTATTGTAATCTGTTGTAGTTAATGGATCAATCTCAATTGTAAACAGTTTATGAGATATACGACTCATATTCACTTGTCCAGTTGGGTAGTACATCTCTGGTTGTAAGGAGAAGGAATACATACCAAAATTGGAGGTACTAGAAGCCTGTGGAGAGTTTATATGATGTTTGAGAGACTGTTCATACGCTAGGAACAGATTGTTTCTATTGAAAACAACCTCATTATTGAAGCGAAGTTCAGCGTTTGTAATAGTGTTGTACTGATTTGGATAGTTATTTTGAACCGAATCCTCTGATTGTGATACAAACATGAGTTCCTTTACAGGGTGTGTAAACTTCAGCATCACAGACTTTTTGTTTTCACCGGGACTCATTTTGAACTTGGCAATCTGGAGTTGTGTAATGACATAATCAATTGGTCTAGATACTAAGAACCCCTTCTCATCATCAGTAATATACACAAATTCTGTATCTAACGAGAACTTCTTTATAGAAGCATTAATCGTTTCTGGTGCACCAAAGTGTATAAGTTCCCTTAGGGGTCTCGTCTTGATTCTAACCTCTACGATTTGTTTAGTGAGGGCACACGTTGGTATAGATAGGCTAGGGTTCCTATAGAAATAGAATGGTAAGTCTAAAAAGTACGAGTATTCACCCGTATATGAAAGTGTGTTACCATGTCCATTTAAGAAGTACAGAGTCTGTTCAATATCATCATTGGTACTATGAAGCTGCTGATACATGTAAATGTATTCCCCTGTAATCTTTTGTACAACTTGCCCACCAATAACAAGTTCAGCGTAATCTATAAGATGTGATATTATGGATTTACTCCATACGTTGGCACTGGGGTTTGGATTTGTGAGAGTAACCTTGAGGTTAAAGTTCTTGATGAGATCCCCCTTATCGTTAGGAACCCTACATGTGAGAAGACTACCGAAATCAATCTTTCCATCGAACTGGCTCTCTACATAGTCGAACGAAAACTTCGTATGTCTCTTGAAATTCATCAGGAAATATGAAAACTGTGGTTCACCGGTTAACCACTGATCTTGGATTCCTGATGTAGCAAGTCTTAATCGACCAGCCATTCCTACTGTATATGAGTAAAATTTTGGTAAATAAAACGGAACGCTATACTAGAATGAATCTTCAGTTGAAGAAATTCAAACCCGAGACGATTAGTGATGATCGGGTTTGTGTATTCATAGGAAAGCGTAATACAGGTAAATCAACCCTAGTGAAGGATATTATGTATCATAAGAAACATTTACCAGCGGGAATAGTGCTTTCTGGAACAGAAGAGGGAAATCACTTTTATTCCGAATTCATTCCTGACCTATTCGTCTATGGTGACTACGACAGAGAGGCCATAGAGAGGGTTATGGCTAGACAGAGAAGGCTGGTGGGTGGAGGAAAAACAAATTGTGGAGCCTTCATGCTTCTGGATGATTGTATGTATGACTCAAAGTTTCTAAAAGATACGTGTATTCGACAGTGTTTTATGAATGGTCGTCATTGGAAGATCTTCTTCATGTTGACGATGCAATATGTGATGGACTTACCACCAGCACTACGAGCCAATGTGGATTACGTGTTTATTTTGAGAGAGAACATCATACAAAATAGAGAGAAACTTTACAAATCATTCTTTGGTATATTTCCATCCTTTGATATGTTCTGTAAGGTGATGGATGCGTGTACAGAAAATTACGAATGCCTCGTGTTAGACAATACTGTGAAGTCTAACAAGATTCAAGATTGTGTATTTTGGTACAAAGCAACTCTTCGGAAAAACTTCAGAGTTGGTAGCCCTCAACTTTGGAATATGCATAAGAAGATGTACAACCCAAAGCATATAAATCAAATGGAGCAGGACGCTAAAAAGACGACAAAGAAAACCAAACTCACGATTACGAAAAAGAAATAGGCGCGTCACTTAACACTTCAAGAAAACATGTGATTATAATAACATGTCTTCCGAACACGTGTACACTATGAACCTCTTTGATGATGGTGAAGGTATGGTACCATTACAGACCCAAGATAAACCCTCTACAGCGTTTAAACAAGAGGAAAAAAATATGAGTACAAATAAAGACACGATGGACTCTACACCCATTAATGACATTATGATGGAACCACCCGCGATGACAGAGGATCCCAGGGTACAGGGTGTCATGCCTCAAATGGTCGCTGCTCAACCCCAAGCTGCTTACCCCTCCCCCTCCCAAAAAACTAAGGAGGAGGCTCCCGAGAGCAAAAACCCTCTCAATCTCACCGATGATCAGCTTACTGCCCTCGTTGTAGCTGTTTGTACCGCTATTGCCGTTAGCAAGCCCATTCAGGATCGTCTTGCGACCTCTATCCCCAAGTTCCTTAACGAACAAGGGGGTAGAAGTATGGTTGGTTTAGCGACTACTGGAGGAGTAGCCGCTATCATCTTCTTCTTTGCGAAGAGCTACATTATCAGGACTTAAGCCTGCATCATGTTGTTATAGATAGAATTATCTATGCCACTGAAGTAGGTAATCAAAGCACCACCAATGAAAGCGGTAGCTAAAACACCGTTCAACTCCAAATGCTTCCTTCTATCACTCTTATGAAAATTCTTGACCGTATCCTTAGAACGCTTCCACCATTCGTTAATAGCGAAGGTGATGATGAGCGCGAAAAGGGTCGCCATAGCAAAGAAAGAGCGATCGACTGCGAGACGGGGAATGTCACCAACAATGGCGCGAGCGGCGTTGGGAATAACAACGGTTAAGAAAATTAGGTTTGCGTAGTAGTTATCAGTGTGCTTAGGGACTTGTGTAACCGCGTAGAACACAACCCACGAAAAAATCGCTGCTAACATATCATTAACAGGAGTTTGCATTTATCTTATTACGAGATTTTATTTATCCTGAATGTATTGACCGCAGAATTTGGTCTTGTCTGGCAATCTAGTGTAAATTCCTATAGATTCACATACCCCTCTCAACTCCATGAAGTTGTTCCAAAAGTTTTCAGAATGTGTCCACTCGGGTACCGTACTGTGCGCAAGCTCATGAATTAACACATGCATAATCTCATTTACTTCACCGTCTATACATATGGTTATGTCCGCCCCTTTGTTCACATTGTAACCCACCGTGCCTGACATCTTCCTCAATGCTGTCAAGGGAATTGGGCGTATCAACACACGAAACTTTTCATTGTTCGTTTTCTCAATATGTTCTCTGAGAATTTTGTATCTCTTTTTCACTTCTACGAAATTCTCTGGTTCACGTATCATGAAAAGTATGATCAGGTTGATCACGATCAATACTAAAAGGGGTATCATCTAGTATAAGCAAAGATAAATTTACTGTACAACTCTGAGATTGGGTTACCCCGAAGACCCTCCCAAAGTTGTAATTTGAAACCAAGCTCCTCTAGGTGTGTCACCAATAGGTCTTTGTACCCAACTGGTTCTGACTTGGGTCCTTCTGCGTAATAGGGAGTGTCTGTCAGGTGTACAAACAACTTTTCACCAAAGCCACCATTCCCATGATCCTTGAGTTTGAAGAAGTTTCCCATATCATCTTGAAGTGGTGTTTTGAATATAATCTTTTCAGAATCTGGGATGATACCAATCAGAAGTCCACCTGGTTTTACGCGTTTTCGGATTTCGTGGATGGAACTGAAGAAGAGATCCTTAGTCTTGAAGATGTAATGTAATGAGAAGTTGAAACAGACAACGTCAAATTTTCTCTTTGGGCAGTTGTGTATGTCACCCTCGTAAAAATTCACCCGCATGTGCATGTTTTTTGCCCTAGATTTAGCTTCGACGAGAGCCGTAGGTTCCGGGTCACACATATTGATATTGGCACCACACTTGTGCCACTTCTGTAAATCACCCCCAAAACCACAACCAACATCAAGAATGTGTTGACCACTCCTTGTGACACTCTGAATGAGCTCTCTCTTGGCGTCGTTGTGGTTTTTACGAATCTCTTCCATAATTCATGATAGTTTCATATCTTTAATTCTCTACTTAGGGCTTAAAGTTTACAAACGTTCAAAGGTTATAATGTCTCTTGAACAAGATTATACGACCGTACCTGGTCAGGTTTTCGCTTGCCTTTCTATTGTTGGCCCCGAATGCCCCCAGAAGAATGATAAGTTTGGAATCAAGATCCGAGGAACCTTCGCGAACCGTGACGAGGCTGCGAATCACGCCAAGCGCCTTCAGAAGGAGGATCCTACATTTGATATCTATGTAGTTGACATGTACAAGTGGCTCCTCATCCCACCCGACTCCTCTAAGATTGAGGATGTTCACTACACTAATGATAAACTTGAGGAGATCATGACTGGTTATAAGGAGAATCAGGCTCAGGCTGCTCGTATGTTCAATGAACGTAAACAGGGTATGTCCGACAAGACTGGCTTCGCCCCTGGTGATGACAACTCCACATTCTATACCAAACCAGATGAGGCTCCCATCTCTCACCCAGCTGAGGTTCTAGAGCGGCTCAAGAAGGAGAAGCCTGATGCTAACATGGAGGATCTCGTCAAGGAGGCTGATGAGATTGTTAACCAAGAGATGAAGGATCGTCAGAAGCAGCGTGAGGAAGCTGCTAAGGCTTCTGAGATGAGTGAGATTAAGGAGGAGGAGGAGGCTTCCACTGAGGCCAAGATCGAAGAAACTAAGGATGATGGTGAATCCGAGGTTTCTTCCAAGTAAATAATTTTCATAACTAATACTAAATGATTGGTACAATCGTAACAATCATTCTCGTCAGTGCTTTCTTTATTTTGTTTTTTGAGGGGATGACCCCAGAAAACAAAAAGGAGAAGAAAAAGGTTAAAATACCTGAAGCCAGTACTACTGCTGGATTTATTAAGGATACATATAAAGATCCTTTTATTAATCATTTCATACCCCCAAAAGTTGGTAATATAGGAAAGTTTGTTCCATTCTCAAGTGTACCTGAGGATAACTGGTTGCATGGTTTTCCCCATAAAAAAGCCAAGTAAAAATACTGCAAACGCTATGATCCAAGTTGATTTATCAACATTCTTGAATAAATCAAAGGATTCTTGACCTTGATAAGGTTGTTGAGGTGGCGGTGGATAATCAGACGGATGAAAATAATACTCCTCAGAGTGTTTCTCGTTACTTTCATCTTTCTCCTCTGGAACTTCTTGAAGAACAGGATTATATTCAATGGGGTTACCAATATCAGTTTCCATTTTCTAATATATAAACGGTTTTTTTTAAGCACTTTCTTCCTCACTTTCACTTTCATCATCTACCACAAAGTCTTTGAGATTACCATTTTCGT